ACCAAATAGTTATAGCCAACCTTCACTATGAATTAGAACGCGAAGTGAATGAATACATTGGAAGCGGATGGCAGCCTTTTGGAGCTATAACTTTTTACAAAACAGGAGATTTCATGGTTTACTTGCAACCAATGGTCAAGTATAGTTAATTTTTCACCCAAATACAATCAATGATTATGAGCGAAGAAGAACCAACGATATTTGAGTATTCAATACCTATAGCCACTTTCAGAAGAATACCTCCAGAAGATGTCGCTATGTTGATCCCCGATGGTATCTCAATCACCCAAACCGATCATTTTTATCATATACCTTTTGAATTCGATTTTGATAGAGATCAGCTTGATCAATGGGTCAAGAATAATTCGCTTGGTAATGATCAAGATATTAGCACGATGGCCGAGATGTTGCCTACACAATCGTCGCCAAATAATCAAAATACCCATCAAGTGGATTCCTCTCAATAAAGAAGAATTGTTTTCCCCCGTTTTTCACCACAATCTCATTCGCCTTTTCAATTGCTTGACCATTATTCAAATACGCGAATTCTTTTGATGGGATTTTATCCACTGACACACCACGCTTTTCTGTGAATTCCACCCATACCTTACAACGTTTGATTTCCTCGTCAGGCAGATCACCCCAATCAAATGAAGAAGCCGAACAAGACGCATCACATAACGCGCCCCCGTCCGTTTGATTGTTTTGGGTGTCTTCCGTGGCGCGTATGTGTGCTTTGACGTTCATAATAAAAGAATTTAACATTAATCATATCGATGTCAACCCAATTCCGGTGTTTTTTCCGAACTATTCTCCTGATTAAGCTTATCAACGTAGTAATCAATATCCCGCATGGTGGAATTCAGGAGTATGTTGCCGTCTATTTTAGCCGACAAGTGGTAGATGATGTCTCTATAGTAATCTTCCCCATACGGATGGCACAACCCCCTCAGAAGCTCAAGGGGAGCATGTCCCATAAAGTTAATATTAATATTTTTCAGGGATGAATTGGTGAAACGGACTGTTTTGGATTCATTTTTGAGAATAGCATTGATTAACATGTTGTAGGTGGATGCTGGAAGCTGTTCGATCAAGGCAGCTTTATCCCCCACATTGGCGAAATCCAACACGGATTCCCCATACTTTACCTTTCGGATTGTCTCCGATATGGAGAAAATATCATAATCTTTTTTAAACAGTGGAGGAACGTCCAATTCAAATTCCAGATTATCGGTTTTGATGATCAGGGGTTCCTTATCATAATTCTCCAATTCTTTTATAAAATATGAAAAAGACACTTTCACATTCTTCTCTTCCACGTTAAATCCCATATCATAGGAGACATCACGTTCCCAACATGTTAAAACATTTAAAAACTTTTCATAAATGTTATCTCCTAAAAAACTGTTGAGATAATCAATCAGGCAATCATCCCCGTTTTCGGAGATTTCTTTAAGATTTTTAAATTTGATTTTCACAATTGGCTATAATTCTCACAAGCGAATGTCACGCTCTTAATCGGGTAATCGGTGTTCTCGTAGTCCATAGTGAATCCCTCAACAGCGACAGGGAATGCCCGTTTGAATCTATATCCTTTTCTAAGCACTCCATTATTGGTATATTGTTTCACTGTGATAGTGGACTTGAGATTTACTCCCCGTTCTACCAGACCTTTGATACCAATGGCAATCTGCCAAGGACGGAAATACTCATGTTCCAAATCCTGTCTTGTTTCCAAAAAGTTGATGGAGAAACTGCGGGAGAGGAAGTCGGCACGGGAAGTCATGGCATAACCGGGGAGGAAACCACCATAGGAATCTCCTGCCACCATAGGAGTGAAATTGGATGATTCTTGAGGAATTGTAACAGACTGAGCAGGGAGGATGGTGCCGCTCTTTGTCATGGCATTGGGAGCGATCTTGGCTCTCCAGTTCTCTCCTGCATCCGATAGAACACTATTGACCGCTGATTCCGTGACACCATCTATGGATACCGTCCATAAGACAGGAATGGATAGGCAATATTTAGCATCGCCTGAGAACGCCTGAAGGAAATCGTTGATTTGTGGACCAGCCATATGTTATTATTTAACTGGCTGTTGTGATCAGACGTTATTATTCAAGTCCATTATAAAAATGGTATGCGAAAGTGGCAGTAAAGTTTAGAACTTCACCAGTTCCATCTGCAATTGAATATCCAATCTCTCCAATATCTCGTAAGGATGCGCCAACAAGTTCAATCGTTTTGATTGTTTCCAATGATCCACCACTTGTAACATTGGCTCCACGTTGGCATGGGATTTGGAGAACATCTAAAGTGATAATCGACTCATATCCCGGCATACATACATTACCAGTGGTAGTATTATTATCAAATAAAGTTCTACTCGCATTTTCAAGCTTGGTGCGGATGTCAAGGGATTGATCAACATAAAATTCAACACTCCATCCTTCAGCACCCGGATATGTTGATTTTCCGGGTAAATTGAATGTTTGTCCACTGAAATTGACTTGTTTATTCTCAATATTACGTCCCGGTAGGGATGCACTACGAGCATAAATCAAATCGTTATCCCCGTTCAGAGATAATCCAGTGATGCTAATTTGTTTGATACGGAATAGGAAGTCCCTCGCAAATTGCTTTTGCGATGCCTGTGTCATGAAGTCTGCGATAGTTGTGGCCATGATATTATTTAGTTAGAATGATTAGATTAATTCCTCTAGGTTTGCGTCAGTCCGTGTGGCTACGAAATTTAAAATAATAAATTCCGCAGTTCTCGTAGGTTTCAACAGGAATGTGGCTCTAAGCTCATTGTTATCAATAACCTCTGGCGTATTCACGCGCTCGTCTATTACAATCAAATAATCGTATAGACCACCATTGTTTTTAGCATATTCGAAAAGAGGAGTAAGAACATTTTTCATTCTTGTCCATGTGAATTCGTTGTTGGGTTCAAACACGAAGTATTGAGATGCCTTTTTAGTAGGTCTTTCCAGAGCCAAGAACAATCTACGAACATTGATACGATCAAATGCACTTGGTTTGCGGCTCATGGTCTTCTGACCGAATACCACAACGCCTTGAGCAGCAGAGAACATAACAGGGTTGATATTGATCTTGTAAAGCTCATCACGTTGTTTCTGATTCGGATTGATTGCAATATCAAGGGCATTAGTCACTAGACCACGGGTGAATCCAGCAGGAGCAGACCATGGGAATTCCGCAGCATCACTACGAGCCATGATAGCAGCTTGGTATCCAGAGAATGGAAGCCAAACCATTTCCCCCGTAAAGTCATCATAACCTTTAACCCAATTTCCATAGGTAGCAGCATAGGAGGTATTTTCCAATTCGAATTGGTGTCTAATTTCCCAATAAACATCCGTTTGGAAGTTCTTTGTTCTATCAGAAAGGAGCTTGGAATTTCTTCCAGTAATCATAATATGGCGAATTGGATCAGCAATCACAATACAATCTCCGCGACCACCAGTATTACTTGGAAGGTTGCAAAAATTCTCAAATTGGTTGAAAATTGCGCTGTATTTGGCTCTTAAATCAGTGGCAACGTTATCGTTTGAAATATCTTGAGATTTCCGAATGGTATCCAATTTGGTCTTCAGTGCTGTATTATACAGCGTATCATCATAATAATTAGTTCCCGCAGCATCAGACATGGTATAGATTGTTCCTAAACCACCTTCAACAACAATGTCAATATCATAGATTTCATCGTTCTTAACACTTTCCAAAGCGCGGTTGATTTTTGATGGGAGATTCCCGATAATTTTCTGCGTGATTTGGACGGGGGTATATGCACCAAGGGGATACAACGCATCTGCCTTACCGACACTAGCAGCAAGACTGGAAAGAACCTGTAGCGTGGTTCCCAGAGCGGAAGAAATACTTGTATATGAAGTGTTAAGCAGTCCATCAGTGACAACCCGAATCTTTTTCTGTGGAAGACCAGCAGAATCCAGAGAAGTTTTAGTGAACTTGTTGGAAATGTATGGATTTACTAAAATCTCTAGATTGCGTGAATTAGTATCCTGAGATTCCAAGAAGAATGGAACGGATGGTCCACCATTTGGATTAAGTTGGGTTCTAAACGTATCAATAGAACCAACAATGCGATCATCGAGAACATAGTCCAACTTGAACGCTTCGGTTGCATATTGGCTCTTACGGAGCTTGAAAACACCGACATTCAGAAGGTCATCATCT